GGATTCTACAGCTGGTGATGCACTAGCACTTAAGGCTATTATTGAAGCTAATAAGTATGTAGAGGTTACGGAAGATACTAGAGCAACCATTGAGGCTGCTGATGTTGATGATATGTCCGATGCAGATCTAGATAAGGAAATACTAAAACTGGTTGGGAACAACTAGTAGTAACCTTTAATCTGGTATGTTATAAGGACCGATGAGAGGATGGCAGATGGCCGAAAGAAAAGTAGAGTTGCTCAATGAGCTAAAGAAAAGAAAGAAGTGGGATATGTATAAAGATGATCCGTTGAAGTTTATTAACGAATGTCTATACATATTCCCTAAGGATCCTTCACAGGGTAAGATTAAGCTAAAGGTTAATACAGCCCAAGAGCTTGTTGTAAATGAGTTCGTTAGACAGATGGATAAGCAAGGTCGAGTTAGGATGATTATTTCTAAGTATCGCCAAGCTGGATTCTCAACGATTTCATCAGCGCTTATATTTCATAGAGCGCTTTTCTTTGAATCTACTAGGGCTGTTATCATCTCTTTAGATAAACCAACAACTGAGAGTATCTTCTCAATGTCGCAAACATTCCTAGAGGATCTTCCTAAGGATATGAAACCAGTACTATCAGCGTCAAACAAAAGGGAGATGAAGTTCGAAAAGAACAAGTCTATGTATCGATGCTTTACAGCTGGTGCAGATAACCCTGGACGTGGTACAACTAATACGGCACTATTATGTGACGAAACAGCTTTCTTCCAGAATGCAGAAAAGGTTATGGCAGGTTTGTTCCAGTCAGTATCTAATGCTAAGGGAACTATAGTAATCATCAACAGCACCTCTAATGGTGCTCAAGGTGTTTATTACGACCTATGGAATAAGGCGGAGAAGGGCGAAGGCCAATTCACCCCGCTGTTCGTTCCATGGTACTTACAGGAAGAATACACTCTTGACACTCCAGATGATTTTGGAAAGACATTAGATGAAGAAAGACTTCAGGAAAAATGGGGTCTATCAGAAGGACAAATATATTGGAGAAGGATTAAGATTGCGGAAACGTCATCTACTACATTCAAACAGGAATACCCATTTACAGCTGAGGAATCTTTTATTCAGTCAGGGTCAAACGTGTTCGATGTGGAATGCCTACAAAGATATATACCAGAAAACAGTGAATCGCGAAGAAGGTTTAATCGTGATTATGCAAACTTCGATGAACATGAGGAGGGGGAGCTGCAAGTATGGGAGCCGCCTAAGAGAGATAAAAAATATTTAATAGGCGCAGACGTCGCAGGAGGAGTTGGTGGAGATTATAGTGTGGCCGTTGTTATGGATAGCGACAGGAATGTTGTTGGTATGTATCGCAATAACAGGATTGATCCTGTGTATTTTGGTCAAGTACTTTTTTACCTCGGACGTTGGTATAACAACTGTCTGCTCGCCTGCGAAAGTAACTCTATCGGAATCGCGACAATACAGCAGTTATTCTCAATGAACTACCCGAGCTTATATCAGCAGAAGAAAACAGCTAACATAGCTTATACTACTGATGTGAACTCATTTGGTTTTAGAACGACAGGAGCCACTAAGACTCCTATCATCTCTAACCTACAGGCATTGATTAAAGATTTTGATGTAAGTATACCAAGTCAATTAATGATTGATGAATTAAGAAACTATATCCTGGTTGGTGACAATCAGAAGATGCAGGCAGCTCCTGGACATCATGACGACACAGTAATGGCTTTGGCTATCTGTTGTGAGGCATGGCGTACACACGGAAATGCCTTAACAAATCGAGCGTTTTCCTTCGGGGAAACTAACAACTATTCAACCCAAGCAGATACCAACTGGCTATAAGGATAATACCTTATCTCTGGTTTGGCATAGGGAACACGGAGAGAGTGAGAATGGATCACAAAAAAGTAACTGATGAGGAATTGATATTATCAATTGACTCACGAGTAAGAAACAGTGTAGGCGGTCTAACAGGCTCATCTGATCTTTCAAAGAAAAGAGAAAGTGCTACGTACGAATACACAATGGACCCACGAGGTGATCTAGCTCCTCAAGGCGTTTCCAAAATAGTATCTTCGGATACGGTTGAAATCATCGAGGGTTATACCTCGTTAGTTGTTAAATTATTACTAGACAATAACAAACTTGCAAACTTTGTACCAAGGTCAGCAAACCCAAGAGACATCCATGATGCTAAGACAGCTTCTGATGTTGTTAACTACTGTATCTTTAATAGTAACGATGGCTGGAGAATCCTTAATACTTGGATCAAGTCAGCGTTCTTATATGGTAACGGTATAGCTTCTTGGGCATGGGTAGAAGATGCAGAATATGAAATAGAGGAATACGAATCAATTCCTCAAGCAGTTTTAGATGAGATCCTAGCGGACTCAAACGTAGAGATAGTAGGTGACCTGGAAATGGATGAGGATGCAGATCCTTTGAACCCAGAGATTACCTATCAGAATGTCAGGTTAAAAAGAAGAATCGATAAGTCCAAAGTGTCTATCGATGCAATCCCACCTGAAACATTCTTAATCAATAGGTCTGCAACTAGTGTCCATGATGCTACGTTCGTAGGTAAGGTAACAGAGCTGACTCATTCCGAGATCAGAAAAATGTTCCCTGAATTCAAAAAGGATCTTACCGAGTTGGGTGAGAATGCAGAAGCATCAAGGGGTTCTAATTGGTCTTCTGAGAAGTTCGCACGCAGAGACGCGACAGGTATTGAGAATATTCATACTCACGATGATGAGGATGAAGAGGCCAATATGATTGTCGACGTAATTGAATGTTGGATAAGATCCGATAGAGATGGTGACGGCATTGCTGAGTTAAAGCATATCATTAAAGCTGGCGAGGATATTCTTCTTGAAGAAGATATCGCTTACATCCCTATAGCAGACCTAAACCCTATTGAAATTCCCCACGAATACTTTGGCCTATCTCTAGCAGATATGGTTCGCCCACAGATGCAAGCTACTACAGCTATCATGCGTGGATTCGTTGAGAATGTTTATTACGGAAACTACGGGAGAACGTTAGCAGATCCAAATGTAGTTGACTTCGCAGCATTACAGAATCCAGTTCCAAAGCAAATCATTGCAACGAATGGATCACCTGTTAACTCTGTACAGCAACTTAATCCTGAGCCTATCAGCTCTGGAACACAAGGTATGTTAGAGTTCTTACAACTTCAGAAAGAGCAATCTACTGGTTTGACAAAAGCTTCTATGGGACTGAATGATGCGCTTTACGTATCAGGAAACTCTGCAGAGAAGACAGCGGCAGCCCAATCAGCTGCTCAGATTCGTATTGAGCACATCGCCAGAAGATTTATGGAGACAGGGTTAAAAGACCTTTGTCGTGGTGTTCTTAAAGAGATGAAGCAGAATATCAAAGAAGACATTATGTATAAGACCGAAAAGGGCTATGCATCAATCTCTCCTTTAGATCTTCAGCGTATCCCTTCTAATATGGATTTAGACATTCAAGCTAACCTTGGTGAAAACTCTAACAGCAGCCAGCAGCAAAAGCTTGCTCAAGTTGCAGAGTTATTACCACAGATGGCTCAGGATCCTGAAGCTAGAAAGTACATCTCACCTAATGCCGCATTCAACTTAGGTAACCAAATGTTGCAATCAATGGGTTTCGATCCTTTAGATTACTTCGTAGATCCAGAAGATGAAGAAGCTATGCAACAAGTTGAACAACAGATTCAACAGGAACAACAGCAAGCTCAAGCATCTTCGGAACTTGAAATGGAAACTGTTAAGGCTAACATTAGCTTAGTTAAAGCGGAAGTGGACAATAAGAAGATTGATAATCAAAGACAGTTACTAGAGGCTCAAGACGATTCTAATAGAAGCTGGGCTGAGATTAAGATCAAAGCTACTAAAGATGGTGCAGCTGAACCTGAGATTATGCAGGTTGACTTCCCATCTTTATATAAAGACACTGAAGGTGAGGCACAAGCTCAAGCGGAACAAGAAGAGTTAATGATGCAACAGCAACAACAACAGCAACAACAAGGAGCAATATAATGGGTATCGGAAAAAGTTACAAAGGCGGAGCTACACAGGCTAACTACGGTAATACTAGTGGTTGCTCTGTAGACAAGGGAAACGGTATGGAACCTTGTAATACTAAGAAAGCTGATGACGCTAAAAAGAAGAGGGCGGCTAAGCAGCCTATGCCTCTTAAATTGAAAGTAAAGTTTTAAACTAAAATCTGGAGAAGATGAGAGATGGATTATAAGAGAGCTCCAGGACACAAAAGCGTTGATGGTAAACCTAAGAAGGTTACACCGTACGATGACGCTAAGAGAGTCCTAGAAAAAGGATGGCAATGTGAGGATATCAAAGATACCTTTACATTTGTCTATGAAGACCTGATGAACGATCTTTTCAAAGCGTGGCTTGATACTAAGCATCATGAAGCGCAGTCAAGGGAGTTTATTTATCACCAGGCAATTTCGTTAGGAGCAGTTCAGAATAATATTGAAAGAGCTGTAATAGCGAAGAAAAATAAAACACGAGAGTTAGATGGAGAAGATGATGAGTGAAGCAACGTTGAAAGCGATTGATAATATAGATTCAATCATAAGTGTAATGATTACGGATATGAGTATTGGAGCTTCTTATGTAAGAACCAA